GTTTACTGAATCAACAGCAAGGAATACATTGTCGGTTGCAACGAGCATCAAATTGTCGGCGTCCTGGTATGGTGACTCTGATCCAATAAAGTCCAGAACGTGAGGTCCACTGAATTCAGCGGCTCCTCCAGTGATTACTAATTCTCTTCGAGATATTAGGTTAGCGCTGTTGGCGTTAACTATGCCTGTTTGAGTTGTGGAGGTTAACTGCATGTTCAACTTGCTGGAGGCGGCTGGAACTGAAGAAGGCTCAGCACTTGTCCAGTAAACCGCATGAACTACGATTCCTTCTTGATTGAGACTGTCCAGGGGCATCGATATCTCCAATTGAGTATAGGTATCAATGGCACTTTGTGTTAAATTACCATTCACGAAGAATGGATCGCTTGTGACCTTGTATGCTTTGGGCATGGAACGCGGAGGTGGACTCAGTGTATAAATTACACCGTCAGCACAAAACCCCTATCTTTTGAGCCGAAGGCGACCGGTGGCTCTTGGACTCCCCGCCCTCACCTCCCTTATGGTCGGACTAATGGTATAGTCATTAGCCCCCTTCTTTTTCCCGTAATAGTATTATTTCATATAGGTGAAACGTGTCGGAGGGGTATGAGCGGCTATAAACAGGCGATTTCAATAACCTTAGATGATGATTGCATTAGATATTTGGGCACCAGGATAGGTAAAAGAAGCCATTATGTCAATAAATTGATTCTTTCCGACATGCAATTGAACCTTGAAACCAAAAAAACAGTCTGGATCCCATGTCCTGTATGCAGAGAAAGAATGAAAGAAGGTCGTGTCTGCGCGTATTGTCTCATTGATGAGACACAAACACGGTTGTATAGAGAGAAAGGTGGTGTTTGAATGAGAGACCATACTTCCAATTTCTATGTAATCAAACAAGGATATGCAACAATTGCATGTATTTGGGTATGCTTCTCGTGCGGCGAGATGTTCGATGGTGAATTATGCTCGAGTTTTACTGGTGAATGCTACGAATGTTATCCAAGGCCTAAGGAGATGAAAGAATGAGAGATGTACAAGCAGTATTCGATGCTCTTATCGAATATATTGGAATATTAGAAGAACAATTGCAGCAAGTAGATCCAAATCTGGATTGGAAAGAGATCAACAAAGTGTATCGACCTAGTATGCGCCTTTATGAATTACAGCAATTCATCAATGGAGAGCGCGAAAGGAGACAACAAGAATGATTCCAACGCAAAGTAGGGACTATCAGTGGGTAAAGCCGCGAAGATTGTGTGAATGTGGCCAGCAAATCAGCACAGCGGCTACGAAGGCGCGCAGTTGTGCTAGATGTTGTCGAATTCGCCGAACGAATGCGAGCGTCCAGGAAAAGAAATTTTGAATGAACGTTCAGTTATTCTTCACTTTTTTGATACAAGGCATTTCATTTTGTGAGTTATCCAAGCTTTAGCAGTCTTGAAAGTCTTCTGGCACTTTGGACAAATGACTTTCATCATTTACACATCTTGTTTGCAGCGCGACAGCAATTCCTGAAACCATTCTTAGCCCATGATCCACTCTTGAGTTTGTATTTACTTTGAATTGATTTGAATGCTTTTGAATATCTTCTGTTGTACGCGCTAGGTTTGCGTTTTGGTTTAACGACATCATCGATGATTTCGGTATTACCAGAACAGTTGATACAAGAATTATCATGCGCCATAGATCGTAGCGCCTCATACTCCTCAAGACTTAATTCAACAGTGGCCAATTCAGCACCTCCTCGTTAATTGGGCAATACTCATCCCTGAGGCTACAGCCAATGCTTTAGTTACTAAGGTTGGTTTCAGGACTAGGTTCAATGGATTTGCGGCCGTTCTATTGGCTGCTCGAATCAATTTAGCGTCATCCTTGGCACAACAACCCTTGTCACCACGCGATGCGCAGGCTTTGTCATGAGCGCGGCAGGCACGATCCAGGGAATCAATTGCTTTGGCGTTCCAGGAGCCGGTGTAATCTTGAGCATCGACCTTCTGACCACCAGTCCAGCCCGGGCCACACCAGTTTCCATGTATCTTAACCAGGTTAATCACCTGCTCAAGAAGACAATTCGTTAGTGACCATGGCTGCGTACGCGGATGATGTTAGTTTAATTCGCGAGCAAACCATACGGAAAAAGACGGTCTTTGTTGCCAATTGGTTTACTGAATCAACAGCAAGGAATACATTGTCGGTTGCAACGAGCATCAAATTGTCGGCGTCCTGGTATGGTGACTCTGATCCAATAAAGTCCAGAACGTGAGGTCCACTGAA